TTTAGGAGATGCTTGCGAACCTCAAGCTGATAGTCAATTAAGCCTATGAATCCAAGATCCGAAACACCATATATATTGAATAATGCCCCCCTGATAGTTTTTAGCACAGGGAAGGCCTCTGGTCCCCATATGCGCGCTTTTCCTTCATTTACGATGGTCCCGTCGCCAACTACAGACAACAGGGCCAACGTAATGAACCTCACAGATCGTAGGTGAGGATACATCAGTAGGTAACTCATGATTTTACCACGAGTTATTTCCACGCAATCGGGATTGTTTGGGTCCCAGTGTGCCGTCTTTCCCTTTAAAGTACAACACAGCTTACCAATTATATCTGGGACCGGTCTATATGGTAAATACCATAATTTAGAATTTGTTTTAACCGCAAGTTCCACAAACAATTTAAATCTAGTTTGCGGATCTCTTTTTAAAATTTCGAAAATTTTATACTCTTTATTAATTTGTCTTGCGGTTTTACTTTCATTAGTTAAAATTGGTTGATAATTATTTGAACAAAAATTCATATCGCCAAATTCTTTACATAATTTCACGCCAGAATTTGTGCCATACCGCAATATTGGTCCAAACATCGCCATAACATTGGCTATACCGTCGGCTATGATTTTGGCATCTGTACATTTTGTAATACAAGTGGTGTCATCGCCATCGTTAAAAGTTATTAATCTAGGAATTTCAAAAACTTTTACATTTTTCATTAGTAAACGGGTGGTTTCTGTTAATTTTCCATCATCTGGATACTCTATATTCAAAAGGTGTGATGGGTCTGCTTTTGCTTCTTGGAGAGCACGTTGATCAAGCTCTCTACCATAAACGGTTATGTTTATCGGTCTCTTTAAATTGGTAAGACCGGTATTATTCAAAAGCTTCCCCAACCACCCATATTGAACTCTAAGAGAAGCCAGATCTAGAACTTTGTGTAAAAATAACGTTGGATTTACATTGTCCAAACCGCAACCTATCCACGGTAAAGCTATTGAGTGGGGAGTTTCCTGTTGAATTGATCCCAAAAAAGAAGTCCAAGCGCTATTATAATTTGAAATGCTAGGTTTATCCCTCGCATAAATTTTGGTGATTAAAAAGTAATCCACTACTCCAAATTTATTTCTAAGTTTGTAGCAGCGGCCCACTTGAAGCCTATCCACTTTATTGTATTGGCAAAGTTTTTTGTAAAATTCTCTATTGTTAAACCGGTCACCATAACGGCTTCTAGACTCGAGAGCGATACCTGCAGACATGGTGCAGCAAGATGATATTGATTGGGCTATTGGTTCAATACATGAT